GACAAAAGACGATGCCAACGACTTCGAAGTGAACGAGGTGACAGGGCTCTCCTGGGATGCCAGCACCGAATCACTTGTCACTCTTCAGGATAACGGTACGAATGGCGAGCTGCCGACAGATCTGCTCTCGGTGATGATAGCCAAGACCAAGGTGACGCTGACGTTCGACGTGACCAACGGCACAAACAACCGCGTCGGCACCAACTCCGCTCTCAAGAAGTCGGGCCAGGCTTACATCAACGACATCAGCATCACGGCGGCCAACAGACAAAACTCCACCTTGTCTGTGCAGTTCCTCGGCACCGGTCCGCTCGCCTAACTCATTCTTAATCGCCCTGACCGGCTCAACGTCGGTCGGGGCATAACACACATAGAAAAATGGCAACAATAAAAGGACAGAATCTTCGCCTTACGGTGGCCGAACAATGCGTCGCCAGGGCGCGCACCTGCACCGTGCATATTGCGATGCAGAGTGAATCGAGCAGCACGAAAGACGACGACGGCGACTGGGAGAACAACACCATCGTCGGCATGTCGTGGGATGCTTCGTGCGAAGCTGAAGTGTCGACCAACCTCCAGCATCTCACCCTGGTTCAAGATGGTACCAGTTACAGGAGCACAGAGACCATAGAATTGAAGGCTGGCGACTCCATAGGCATAGGTATAGCTGACGGCTCCAACACATCGAGGGGCGCGTTCTACGAAGTTGGAGGTAGTAAACTTGGCGACCTGCAGAATAACACAATGACACCGTTCACTGCTGAAGAGGATATTAGTATCTATGTCGTATGCAACCAACTTGTCAACGTTATCTACTCAGTAACTGGAGAGAACGCTGCTGTCACTACTGATATACTTTTCTCTTATATGGAGTCCAAGGTTTCGGGTGAGGTCACGTTCGATTATACCGGCGGCAACCACAACCGTGAGACTGAGAAGGTCATCCTTCGTGGCCAAGCCTTTATCACCGACATAAGCATCCAGGCACAGAACCGACAGACTGCCGTCTGCACTATCCAGCTGACCGGCACCGGGGAGCTTGAAATTATCAACGAATAACCCCCTAAAAAAAGAGTAACTATGAAAATTAAAATTCTCAACGAAGAAGTGGACATCCGCTTCTGCATGGCCGTCGAAATCGAATACGAAGATCTCACGGGCATTCCCTTCAACATCGACGACCTCAACTCGTCTAAGAACACCGCGGCCCTGGCAATGGCAGCCATCAAGACCGCCAATAAGGACACGTCAATCACACTCGAACGATTGACGAACGAGGCCAGCGGGTTTGAGATACTCAACCTCAACAAGGCCATCATCGACAGCATGACGCAGTGGATGCAGGTGCCCAAGGTGGTCACCGACGCACAACCGCAGAAAGATGTCAACGAAGCTGAGGAAGAGAAAGAAAAAAACTAATATCCGCCCACGAGATTTATCAACTTCTCGTGGGCGAGATAGGCTTCGACCGACATGAGTTCTTGCACGAGCTGAAGCTCTGGGAAATTCAGGCCATCGTCGACGGTTATCGCAACAGGGCGCGCCCTATGTGGGAGGCAGCCCGGTTGAATGCTTTCTTCGTCATGTCGTCGATGGTGGATATGTCCAAGGCGGGCATTCACAGCGCAAGCGACCTCATCACATTCCCCTGGGAGAAAAGACGGAAGGTTGGCCATGAAGTTCAACCGACAGAAAACGAGGTGGTACGCTTGCGCGAACTAATGCGACGCGAAAACGCAAAGACAGAAGGCAGCGGAACATGACCGCTGCCTTCTTCTTTTTACCATTTATCGGTATAACTTTCCTGCCATGCGTCGTCAAGCGATACATCGACGGTGTTGTCTTTGCCGAAGAGATAGCCGGTATAGTCAGAGGTGCGGTTGCGGTCGAACGGGACATCATCAATCGTGGCCGTGCCGATAACCTTGCCGTTGGTGTCCTTTGCCGTCAGCGTGACATCGGTGATCCACTCGCCGCTGTCGCTCAGACCGAACAGGCTCATCGTGAGCTGACCCGTCGTTCCCTTATATTCGGTGGGAATACTGATATTGCGCGACTCCTCATATTCCTTGCCAGTCGTGCCCGTCTTGTAGTCTATACTATTGTACCAGGTAGCCGCCGTGATCGTCACCGATGCCATCTCATCAGGTATCAGGTCGTTCAGCTTGACACGGAAGCGTGTAGATACCCTCTGAAGCGTCACGGAGATGCTTGCAGGCGAATCCTTCCCGACCGTGGAAGTCTTCTCATACCAGAAGGTGTCGCTCGGACCGTCCCACTTGATTGTCGTGCCGGTGAGGACTGGTTGCGTGCCGCGACTTGCCACGAAATAGAGTGTGTGTTCACCGTAGGCAAGCATCATCTCCGGGCTGCCCCAATGTTCATCAGAAGGTGTCTGGTGGACTGTCTGCATCAATTCGTTGCCGATGTAGTCGAACACCCAGAGGTCTGTCATTTCCTTGTCGTTGGCAGCCAGCCGCGTAGTGGAGAAGTCCATGTCGCCACCGACGGCAATTTTCACACGCTTGAATTCGTTCGCAGTCGGTTGTTCATCGACCGAGCTGCACGATGCCAGCATACTGAGAGCAAGCACCGTCATCAATGACTTTTTCATTTTTTTAGTTTATTAAGTTGTTAATTTTCAACGTCGCTATTGTAGCGACTTCTTTAGTTCGTCAAAAGCGGCCCGGACATCGACACCGAGCGTCTTCGCATATCGCTGCGTCATCGTGGTGTTGGTGTGCCCCAACATCTGAGAGACTACGTGCAGCTCCACCTTGTTGTGTAACGCCCATGTGGCGAAGGTATGACGCGCCATGTGACTTGTGATTCGCTTCCGTATGCCAGCCACCTCTCCAAGATACTTCAGTAATTCGTTATACCTCCAGTTCGCAATCTTCGGTATTTTCATCCCGTAATGCTCCAGCACCTCCACGGCAGGCGGGAGCAACTGGCTGATGTAGGCCGTGCCAGTCTTCGTGCGCTCGTTAACAGCCACCCACTGCCCATCATCGAGCCTGTAGTTTTTGATGTCGAATCGCTGCATGTCCGAGAAGGCCATGCCTGTGTACATCTGGAACACGAACAGGTCACGCACGACAGCCATTTTAGAGCCGGGTACAGGATGAATCTTCTCAATCGCCTTCATCTCTTCCGTCGTCAGATATTCCACCGTGTCCCGATCGCCTCGTTTAAACTCACCACGTAGTCTGTTATACGGGTTCATGTCGACAATGCCGAAGCGCACTGCGCGAGAGACAAGAGCCTTCAGACACTTGTGGTAGTTATACACTGCCGCGTCACTGATATAGTCAGGTTCACGCCCAGCCTTCACGTCAGCATCCTTTGCAGGCTTCCTGATGTGGTGGAGCCACGCATCCCACTGGTATATGTTCTCTGTCGTCAGGTCTTCCCACGACATCATCCTGCTATATTCACGCAGACGCGCAATCATTGTTATATAATGGCTGATTGTGCCATCCTTCAGCGGAAGAATGTCCAGCTGCTCTTTCATCCAATCGTACATATCCGTGCGCGACTTCTGTTCATCAGCTACGACAGGGTGCATAACTCTCCGCTTAATCTCCGCCATATCCAGAGGCAAGCCTGTCTCAATCCAGGCCGAAAGCTCATCATCCAGCCGATTCTTGACAGCCGTCAGTCTACGGTTGAGCATGTCACAGTCGTCACGGTTCACAATCTCGTCGTGTTTCCATTCTGAACGGAGCACCCTGATACCCGTCGCGACATAATACACCGAACCGTTGTTCGTTATTCTTATTTCCAGCGGACCTTCGCCCTTGGCCCTGTTCCTATGATCATATACTATTGTCGTTTTCATTTTCTATCATTTTTTTATTTTTTTTCGTTTGATGGGTAAAAACTTTACCCACACCCTTTGACGTGGGTAAACTTTTGGCAAAACATTTGGCACTTTTCCCGCCTTTTTCCACATTTTTCTCTTTACCCACCTTTTTCCGGCAGCCTCCCGGATTCCCAATAAATATGGGGTTTTCAGGCATCCCGCCATCAACCCCATATTATGCACCTGTGATCCGCTTGGGGCTCTTACGCGAACATGGGGGCTGCTTGTGTTTATCGGGGTTTCGGAAATTGTTGCAACTTGGATGGGTAAAGTTTTGGCACAGTTACGCATACTTATTAGGTGGTGAGTGGGATAATGGCATATTCTAAGAGTGTTTTATTTGGTTAGTTCCGTATTATCTGCTACACCAGGATTGAACGAAAAGAGACTGGTAGTATCATTCTTTTGTTTCTGGCTAAGTTCTGACTCCAGGCTGGCAACTTTTCGCTGGAGTTCTGTGATTAGTACATCTTTCGCGGCGACCTCTCTTTCGAGCGCAGCTATTCGCTTGTTCTTATCGTCGATGATGGTTTCTTTATCTGCAAGCCGTTCGGTCATTTCCTGTTTCAGGCGGTTCGTCAGTTCAACGTAAGCAGATATGGCGGCATTGATGGCACTGGAGGCATCAACAGGAGCTGGCGCAGGGATAGCTGGTGTCGGTTCTGCTTTTTTAATGTCGGCCGTGAATTTTTCGCCGGTGCCGTGGA